ATGAACGAAATTGAGCTAACAAAAAAACTTATTGAATTTGAGAGTATTTCTGGAAATGAGACGGAGATTTTAGAATTTTTGGCAGATTTTTTACAGGAGAATTCGGCTGAAGTTTGGCAAAATGAAGATTTTGCGGCTGGTGTTTTAAAAATTAGAACAAATGGAAATGAGTTTTCGAAAAGCAGTCGAGCAATTATTTTGACGGGACATATTGATACCGTTTCAGCTGGTGACTTGCGAGCTTGGAAGAAATCACCTTGGGAAGCGACTGAAATGAACGGAAAAATTATTGGCTTGGGTGCAAGTGACATGAAAGGTGGGCTAGCAGCTCAATTCATTGCTGGTCTTGAATTTGTCAAAGAAAACAATTTCGAAAGTAATTTTGACCTTTGGCTAGTTGCAGTTTCGAATGAAGAAATTGATGGCCGTGGAAGTCGAAATTTTGTGAAATGGTTGAATGAACAAAAAGAATTTGATTATAGTGATTTTTTTGGAGTAATTGCTGAACCAACAAATTGTGAAAATATTGAAATTGGCCATCGCGGAAATCGTTTTGTTCGATTGAGATTTGAAGGTGAGAGTGGTCATGCCTCACAACAGATGAGTTTTCAGAAATCTGCACTTTCGAAAGCTTCATTTTTTCTAGCAGAAATCAACAATATTTTTGGAAAATGGCAAGAAAGTTTTTCGAACGATTTTTTGGGTTCGCCAAGTTTGGTGCCAACTTCATTAAAAGCTGGTGAAGATAAAAGTCCAAATAAAACTGCGCCTTCTGCCGAATTAATTCTCGATATTCGAACTACGCCTGAACTCGATTTTAATTTTGAAAATGCCTTTAATTTATTAGCTGAAAAATATAATTTTAAGTGGGAGTATCATAGTGAGCCAGTTCCTTCAAGCCTTGTTTCAAAAAAATCAAGGGTTATTGAAAATATTTTGAAGGTTTCGAAATTAAGCGAAAAATCGATTACGGTTAGTCCAGGAGCAACAGACCAAGGTGAATTTGTGAATGGGCTTAAGAATGCTCAAGTAGTTGTTTTTGGCCCCGGTGAATGGAATGAGGCGCATCATCAGAATGAATTTGTATATAAATATAAACTTTCTAAATATAAAACTTGGATTGTGGATTTTTTGAAAGAATTTTAATGAAAATCCTTGACTTAGATAACGTTTTTTGGTAGAATTAAAACATACGCGGGTTTAGCTCAGTTGTTAGAGCGCTTCCTTGCCATGGAAGAGGCCAGGAGTTAGAGTCTCCTAACCCGCACCAATCATAGTTATAAGAATGACTGCTCAGGCAGTTTTTATTTTAAAGCATTAGATATAAACAAATAAAAAACCACAACTCAATTTTGTGGTTTTTTATTTGGTACCGCGATACCAGCTTGAAGTATTGACTGAACAAATTTTTAATCTCAACGACAGATAAAAATTTTTTTTCAATCAACTTTCGGAAAGTTCTTATCCTTTCCAAATCTACCTCAATTATAGCAAAAAGAAGTAGATTTGTCAAGACTTTTTGAAAAGATTATGCTTATTTTTTTGTATTACCTCTGTTTTTCGAATTGATTTTGATGCATCCAATAAATTGAATGTTCGTTATAAATGCCTTGCTTTTTGAGTCTTGCATAAGTCTCTGGCAATGAATTTTGTAAGTTATGAATATAGGTTTCAGTTGTACGAGAAGAATTGTGGCGAAGTAATTTTTGTACTTCAAAAATTGTAGCTCCATTTTCAATTAAATCAGTGGCAAAAGAATGGCGGAGCTGGTGTGGCGTAAAGCTATAAAAACCTGCTTTTTCGAACGGCTCACGCATTTTTGCTCTTAATGCATCGCGAGTATAGGGGAGGTAATCGTTCCGCACAGATTGCCACAAAAAACCGCTGGAAATCTGCTTTTCGAAAAGATGATTGAGTAAAAAGCGTTTGGTTTCTGCCGTAAAAAATACCTTACCATGTTTACGACCTTTGCCAATAACCGTTATTGAGCTTTCTTGAAAGTTAATATCTTCAATTTTAATATTTTGAAATTCAGTTAAACGCAAACCGCTTTCGAACATTAGAGAAATCATTGCTTTTTGAGTTGAACTTGCTAATTTTAATACTTTTTGAATTTCTGATCGGGTATAAAAAATATATTTTTGCTCTTCAAACTGTGGGACTAATTTCATAAATGGTGTTTGAGCTGGAACCTGCACTCCACAGTCTTTGAGCCATTTTACGAATGCTCGAATTGTACGAATTCTAACATTGCAGGTATTAGGACAGTGCTTGCGACCTGTTAGTAAACCTGAAAGCATTCCATGTTTCCAATAATTGAATAATTCATTGGTAATGTCTTTACTATTTTTAATTTTAGTTTGTCTAGCAAAGCGATAGAGTATATAGCTTTTGCTTGAAATGGTTTGTTCGGTCATATCGGCAATGAATTTGCACCAATCAAGATATAATTCAATTTGTTTATTAATTTCTAATTTCATATTTTCCTTTCATTAAAATTAAAAGATTTTATTGATATTCTTTAAAAAAATTCTTTAAGCTTAAACTTGTTGAAAAGTTTGTGGAAAACTCGCAAAAAATACATTTATGGGATTTTTAAAATTTGCTAAAAAACAAATTATATTTTGTGATATTTTACATAATTTACCTTTCATTTTCTTATATTTTTATTTATTGAAAATTATTATATAATATTTTATAATAAACGCAACAAAACGAGCGAATTGCTCGCAACTTGAATTTTTAACTAATTTTTAAAACTTTATCTATTGCAATTCAGCGAAACGCTTTTTCATTTGTTGAAATTTATCGTAGCCCGCGCGGTTAAAATCGCGTTCGAAATGCTGGATTTCGGCGTTTTTGCGTTTTTGCTCGCGTTTTTCAGCCAATTTCGAAACTTGCCGATTTAAAAACTCCTTCACGATTTTTAAAGTTTTTTCAGCATTTTTATTACTCCAAATGGCGGCGAAATATTTTTGCTTGTCGCGGATTTGTCTGTTTTTGTGCATATTTTTAACCATTTTAACAGATTGAGCGAAAAGCTTCGGTTCTAATTTTTGCCATTTGCGAAAAAGCGGTAAAAAGTTATTGTTGTTGATTAGGCTTAAAGTTTCTTGGCCCAAACGAAGTTTTAATGTTTGAAGTGATTTTGGATTCATAAAAATCTGCTTTCGTAAATATTAAAATTATTATTAACAAAAGCTTGAGACTTTTTATTTTAAAACCCCTCATAAAATTTTAAAACAAAAAGCCCCTATCGCCGAGCTAACGGCGTGAGGCAATTTTTAATGATTCCCGTATCGAATCAAAACCATATTAGCACAATGAAAAATAAAAATCAATAGACAAAATAAAAAAATTATGCTAAAATAAAAATATTGGTGCGTCACGCCTTTATGGTTGGAGGGCGTTTTTCTTTTGAAAAAGACAAAAAATAAAAAGCCTGTAAAAATTAAACGGGCGGTGCAATTTAATGAAAAAGTCGCAGAAAAGTTGTTGATTGATATTTCGAACGGAAAAAGTGTGCGTAGGATTTGTGAAAATCCGCCAATGCCAACGCGACGGACTTTTTATATTTGGATTCAGGAAAATGAGGACTTTCGAAAACGTTATGCCGAAGCAAAAGAGCTTTGCGCTGAAAATTTGGCCGAAGAAATTATTGAAATTGCAGATGATGCAAATAATGATTTTTTATTGCAAGATAGCGAATACGGTCAAAGGTTTGTTTCGAATCATGCAAAATTGGAACGAGCAAAAATTCGAATTGATGCCAGAAAGTGGATGGCAGCGAAATTATTGCCAAAAAAATATGGAAATGCGAAAAGTGTGGATTTAACCACAAACGGAAAAGATATTATTTTACCAATTTATGGTGGAAAAGCTAAAACGGGGCTTGAAGACGATGAAGTTTAAAAATACAACTTCGATGCGGAAGGTTTTTGGCCTTTCGAAAAGAATTCGAGCGGTTTGTGGCGGAACAAGCGCGAGTAAGACGATTTCAATTTTGGTGTGGCTGATTGATTATTGCCAAACACATCAGAAGAAGAGCGTGTGGGTAGTGAGTGAAAGCGTGCCGCATTTGAAATTGGGAGCGATTCAGGATTTTAAAAATATTATGGTTAGCCACGGTTATTGGAATCAGAAGAACTGGAACGCGACAGATTATATTTATAATTTTGAAACGGGTTGTTATATAAAGTTTTCAAGCGTTGATACTTATGGAAAGGCGCATGGACCGAGGCGTGATGTCTTATTTTTGAATGAGTGCAATAATTTGCGATGGGATATTGTCGACCAGTTGATGGTGCGAACGCGTGAAGTGGTATGGGTGGATTGGAACCCGACGACCGAATTTTGGTTTTATACTGATATTTTGGGTAAGCGCGATGATGTGGATTTTTTGACCTTAACCTACAAAGATAATGAAGCACTGGATGAGCGAACTGTTCAAGAAATCGAAAGTCACCGTAATAATAAAAATTGGTGGCGAGTTTATGGTGAAGGAAAATTGGGCGAAATTGAAGGGCGAATCTATACAGGTTGGCGATTGGTTGATGAAATACCATTCGAGGCAAGGCTTGAGGGCTATGGCTTGGATTTTGGCTATACTAACGACCCAACGGCGATCGTGGCGGTGTACTATTATAACGGTGGTTATATTTTAGATGAAAAGTGTTATCGAAAGGGGATGTTGAATAGTCAGATTGCGGATTTATTGAAAAATTTGCCTTATGGTTTAGTGGTGGCAGATTCGGCTGAACCGAAAAGTATTGATGAAATTGCAGGATATGGCGTGGCAATTACAGCGGTTGAAAAAGGAGCCGGCTCAATTAATCGTGGAATTGACTGGGTGAAAGAGCAAAAAATTAGTGTTACAAAAAATAGCACAAATCTATTGAAGGAATATCGTAGTTATTTATGGAAGACTAATCGTGAAGGGAAAACAATCAATACACCCGAAGGAGGATTTGACCACGCTTTGGATGCGGTGAGATATAGGCTTTATAGCTTAAAACCAAAAGAAATTATAGAGGAGCCGCATTATGACCAAGCGGACGAACTTTTCGAAAATGGATATTATTAAAGGAGGTGGTGATGTTTGAAAATTTACCTGGATTTTTGGCTGAATTTGCCAGAGCCGAACAAGAAACATGGCGAGGCAAAGTGGGCGTTGAAGTTGTGAAAAATAACGGTGAAGCGATAAATGCAAAAATTAAAAAGCAGAATATTATTAATTTTCCACAAAGTGATTCGCGACAAGTTTTGATGGCTTTGACGCAAAAAGTAGCAGACTTAGAGAAGAGCGAACGCGAAAAAGAAGATGTAAATATTCGGATTGAGGCGAAAAATGGTAGAATTACGCGAATGTTTATTACTAATGAATTTGTAGTGGATTTAAAAAATGATTGAAACGACAATGCAAAATTTGGTGATTAAAGGGCGGATTCCGAGCAAGAAAAATTCAAAAAGAGTTTTTCGAAGAAATGGCCGAACAATTTTGGTTTCGAGCTTACAACACGAAAAATGGCATCGTGAAGCGTGGTTGCAATTAAAAGAACAAAAAGCTCGAGCAATGGTTGACTCGGTAAGTGTGAAGATGAATTTTTGGTTTCCAGATAATCGAAAAACGGATTTGACCAACAAGGCGGAAAGCGTGATGGATTTATTGGTTGATATGGGAGTTATTGAAGACGATAATGTGAAAATTTGCCCAAAAGTAAGTTTGGAGTTTTGTGGAATTGACAAAAATGACGCAAGGGTAGAGATTGGGCTTGAAAAGATTTGAAAAAAGGAGTAGAATGAAATTGTCTACATTATTTTTTATGGAATAGCCTGGTGAAACGGGCAGCCATTATTTAGGTTATTCCAAAAAATATAATAGTGTAGACAGCTTATTATTTTTTAATGGCTGTCCTTTTCATTACAAGGAGAAAGCAGAAATGAACAATCTCGAAATGGCAAACTCTATATTTAACGGCTATAGAATTTTGGCCTTTTTATATGTAGTTGTGTTTTTGACTATATACACAAGTAAGATTCTTAAAAAACAAGAATCTGGTGAAGCGAAAGATAAAGACTTAATTAAGTTTTCAATTTTTGACGGATTGTTTGGAATTGGAGTATTTCCGTTATTGCAATTTCATTGGGTTAAGAAAAAGATTCCAAAAGAAAATAAAAAACTTCGCCGAAAACTAAATATCGTATTTTGGAGCTCTGTGCTAGTGGGAACAATTCTTAATATTGCTTTTGTGGGAGCATTGACAAATTATGCCAACCAGCAAAAAGGAAATTCTGGAGAGAAATACAGCTATAGTGGAAGTTCAATTAAACCAGTAACTAAATTTACTACGCCAGATGGTAGTATCTCGGTAGATATGAGATGTTCGAAGCCAACCGAAAATAAAAATGAAACGGGAGGAAGATCTATAGCAAAGCTCGAAACGAAGACTTATAAATGTTCGAATAATGATGGGTTTGTTGTTATGGATGTTTATGAGGAAATTGCAGAAGGTGATTTAAATCGTTATACAGATATATTGTTTTCGAAAGCGAAGGTGAATAAAAAAACGCCTATTAAAGTTGGTGGATATGACGGTTATTTAATATCGGGTGAATCTTCAGACGGCAAAAGCTCTGAAGCCGCAATAACGGTATATAGCTATCAGGGGCATGTAAGGGCTCTTGTCCTGTCTGATGATAAGTATATGAATAGAATGTTGAATTCATTAATTATTAACAATTAATACAAAATAACACCCCAGTGGTGTTATTTCTTTTTCTTACCATACTTTGTGATGCAAACCTGTATAATTTTTTGGCGTGTTCGCTTGCGAAAACTTGAATAAAAATAAGCAAAATGGTATAATGAGGATGTTAAAGTAACCTTGCGTAGAGTCCAAAAGCCTACCAGAGGTGATAATATTATTTTTTTAATATTGTCGCTCTCGGTGGGCTTTTTTATTTGGCCTTTCGAAAGTGACGAAAGGAGTTTTGAAATATGAGTAATTTTTTTGGTAATATTAAGTCTGTGCAAAAGGGTAGCCAGCTTTCTTATGGTGTTGACGAGGCTGGAAAATTTTATGTTTACGATAATACTCGCAATAAGATGATTTGGTATGGCGATGAAAAAGGAGGTAAAAGTTTAGTCATGGGTATGGCTGGTAGCGGTGAAGCTAGAAGCGTAAAAGACGAAGGCGATAGGCGACTAGTAGATAATGGCGGTAATAATGGTGGTAATCAAAACCAACCACAAGGTGGTGGTGCTTATTATGGTGGAGGCGGTTATAATACTCAAGCTGCACAAGAAGCACAACAAAAACGCTTTTACCAATCACTCTTAAATGCTTTACCTGGTCGTCAGCGAGAGGCTCAAGGCTTAATCGACCAGAAATATAGCGATAGCTTTAATAACTTAGTGAAACAACGCGATACGGCAAATCAGAATCTAGATCGTGAACAAGCAAAACTAAATAAACAACGAGCAAATGCTTATGGGCAAATTCGAAATGATAGCCAAAATATGTTGCAAGGCTTAAATAATCAATTAGGAATGATTGGTGCGTCAAACTCAAGTGCTGCACAAATGGGGGCAATCGCTACAGCGGAAATGGCAAATAAGCAAAGTTCACAGCTCACTGATGATTTTAATGACCAAATGAGTGAAATTGCTGCAACTCGTAAGAAAACTGATGATGAATTTGAAAATCAGAACAATCAATTGAACAGCTGGAAAAAAGAACAAACACAAGCAAATGAGGCAAAATTTACTGACCTCGCGAATGAATACCGTTCAAAAATCGGCGGTGAAGCGAATATGAATGCGGTCGTGCAAAGTTTTCGAGATATGAAACCTAGTTCAGAAATCAAAGTGGACACCTTACCAGAATATAAGACAGAAGGCTTGAATAAAGTGAATCTTGAATCTCCGGCAAATTCTTCACCAAGCTTAACACCAAACCAAGCTCAACAGTATTTTATGGATACCGCAACACTTAACCGCAAAAAGAAAGATTCAGAATATAATTTGAACTAAAATAACCATTACGCGCGGGTGATAAAAAACGGTAATTTTTGAATACGGAGAAATAAATCGAGATGGATTTTTTTAAGACAATTGAAAATGGGATTCGCACGATTTTTGGCGGAAATTCGAATCAGAACGGACAGAATTCGAATGACTGGGAAGAAGCGGAACGACGAAGAAAACAGGCTGAAGAAGAGCAAAGAAAAAGGGAGGAAGAGCAGCGGCGACGCGAGGAAGAAGAACGCCGTCGCCAAGAAGCGGAACGTAAACGGCAAGAAGAAGAGCGGCAAAGACAAGAGGCGGAGAAACAACGCCAAATTGAAGCAGCTAAACCACGTGAACAACGCGAGGCGGAATTTGTGGAAGCACGAGTAAAAAAGGAACGTGAAGAATGGGATAAATCGCGTGATGTGTTTTCTAAAGCTTTGGGGTTGAATGCTTTTAATGAAAACCAAGCCCGAGCGGCAGCAAAAGCTAGTTTTGCGGCAAATAACACAAATTGGGATGATGAAAACCAAGTTAAAGAAACTCAAAAACTCACAAGGGCGAATAGAGATATTGCAGACTCGATTGCTAGCGATAAAAACCAGCGTGCCAATACGGAAGGGTTGGGGCGAGCTTATCAAGACATAACGAGAGCGGAAGATTCAAATCAGATTAATAAGCAAAAAATGCGTGAATATCTTTCGAATGCTTATCAAGCTGGCGAAATGACAGCAGAACAGGTGAAAGCTGGGATTGAAAAGTATGGGTTAGACAATTTTATTGATGGCTCGAATCACAAACACTTTGATGAAAGTACCGGAAAATTTAGACAAGCAACAATGGGTGAACTTGCTGAAGATTTTACCGGAAAAGTGCAAGGAGCGGCTGAACCAATAAACCAGTTGGGTGAAGCGGCGGCGGATGTTAGCGATACGCTCCTTCGAAAATGGTGGGATAAGGGAGATAGCACGCCAGATAGCTTTAATTTTGCAGACCCTGCTGATTATTTGCGTGCATTAACGGGCTTGCCTGGCGGAATGGTGCGTGGTGTGACAGGTTTTGGCAAAAAGATGACTGGCGGAATCGGTAAAACCCTCGCCGGTGGATTAGATAATGACGCGAATAAAATTATTGCTGGGGCGGCTCAAATTGGAGACGCGACTATTGATATTGCTGGTTTGAACTATGGTGGAACTGGAACACTCATTAAATCATTAGGGAAAGAAACAGCAGAAAAGATAATAAAATCTGGCGGAAAAGAAACTGTAAAAGAAATTCTTAAAAACGCCGCTCAAGAAGGTGGCGAAGAGGTGGTGCAGAATGTATTAGAGCAGATTTCGAACAATGGCGGATACCTTGACAAAATTGACCTAAACCAAGTAAAAGAAAGCGGTATTACCGGAGCGGTTGGCGGTGGGCTTGCTAGTGGAATTGGTCAAGCAAACGCTAAAATCAAAAATTCCAACCCCAACTTTAAAAATCTTGGCGAAAACATCAAAGATCTTTACCACGACGGAAAACTCGCCCCACAGACTGCCTTAACGCCAAATGCAGGTAGTCGAGCAAGATTAGAAAAGGCTTTTGAAGATGGGCTAATGGGTGAACAGATAAGTGGTAACAAAAATATCGGCAGGATTTCAAACCAAGATTTAATGCGTGCAAATCAGATTCAAGAAGTTTTAAATCGAGATAACCTAAACCCTAATCGTAATATTTCTATCAATGGCGAGACTGCAGCGGAACATGCACAGAAGCGCTTTGCTGAAAACCCTGAAAATACTCCACAAAAACTTGCAGAAACTGTACATAATGCTATTTTTGGAAACAATCATCAGATTTTAGCAAATAACCAAGATAACGCAAATAATGTGCTTTTTATAAATAAAAACACCCCTCAAGGTGTTGTGCCAGTTGGAAAAAGTTCAATAAGTAGTGAAAATGAGATTTTTAGCGTTATACCGACACGCAAACGAGTCTTGGATAAAATAGAAAAAGATAGTACTAATTTGATAAAAAATAGTACTCCAGCCGAAGCTGGAGCCACTTATAGTTTATCACAAAATAATAAAAATGTCAATTTCAACCAAAAATACCAACCTGAAATTCAAGACCTTCAAAATGCCTATCGAAAATATGGTGATGATTTTGAATTTAAATTAACGCCAGAACAACAAGCAAATTATGAACAGCTCCTCCGTGAAACTCCACGCGACAACGAGGGGCGATATACTGACCCTGCAACAGGTGAATTGGCGATTGACCAGATCGCGGATTATAACGGGAATAAGGCAGTTGAAGCCGCCGATAAATTACCAGAAATCACCCAAAATGTTAACAAAAAAGGCATAATTAAAAACCTCAAAACCGACAATATTCAATCTGTGGGCGAAATTATGGAGAGCCAACCTTTTAAAAATGTGCCACTGGAAGGTGATAATTTACTCACTAAAGGTAATCTTTATAGCATGACCAAGATAGGCTCAAGTAAAGATTTAACCACTAAACCGATTAAAGATGGATCTTATGAATACCGCGAACATAAAGTGGTGAAAAATGGCAAGAGCTATCAACAATTTGAACGGCGATATATTGGCAACGGTGAAACTGGTGACTGGCAACCATACAATAAAGCTCTTTATTTGTGGCGTTCACAAAGTGAAAAGATTGATAAGGCAAACCGCGATGAGCTGATTCAAGAAGCATTAAGCGAGGCTCGTAAAACGGGGGATGTGAAAGATTTTGTGGGTTATACTGACCCAACCACGGGAGCTCAAGTGGTAAAAGCTTTAACGGGCGAAAAAACTATTGATGGCGGTTTGGTGCGAAACCCAAAAACTGGTGAAGTGGAGGGGAACCATATTGCGGTGACGCCGTTTGGAGTGGTGAACTATGTAAATGGTAAATATGATGTAATTGACGCTGATGCCTTGGCGACCACTAGGAAAAGCAAAGTGGGCGTGAGTGATACTTTTGAACGAGCGGTTGATAAGACTTATGGCGAAAACAGTGATACAGCGAATAATCTTAAAGATATTGTGAGTGAAAAACGCCAGAATTATAGTGGATTTGTGGAGGAGTTTCAAAAATTGAACCACGAACATCAACAGCTCGCAAAAGAAGTAGGAAAAGCTAAACCATTTGGTAAAAGCGAGAAGGAATTTTGGCAAGACACTGGGCGGTTGATTGAACAGACGCTAGTAGGTGAACATAAAAGCAGTGATGAGAATTTTAAAGCAAAATATGGCCAAAAGGCTTATCTTGAAGCAAAGAAATATGCAGATTGGTCGCGTGAAAACTATGACAAAATGATTGATGGTGTAAACACGGTTCGCCGTTTGCTTGGAAAAGAAGAAATTGAATATCGTAAAAACTATTTGCCGCATATTTCGAAAGACGGCAATTGGCTGGACGGTGCGAAAAATGGTATTGCTACAGCTACAGGCTTTCGGGGCGAAATGGAGGGACAATCGCGTGGTGAAATCCCAGCTAATATTGCTGGACTTTCGGAAACTTTCAAGCCAACTCAAAAATGGAACGGCAACGAAAAACAACGCACTGGTGCGATGCAAGATTATGAGCTTGACCCACGCAAAGTTATGGAAAAATACGCCGAGGTGATGCTTTATAACAAACATATGGAACAAACAATGGCGAGAGCTCGAAGTGTGGAACAGGCGATTCGGGCGCAAACAGAAGCTAAAGGACAGATTTTTACTGATCCAGATTCGGTGATGAAACAGGGTGGCGAAATTAATAATCAGATTTTACATAAAATTAGTGATTGGACAAACGCTCTTGCTGGGAAGAGTTCAGCTTTTGACCGCTCATTTTTGGACAGAACTAATAAGCAAATGCAAGTGGTGCAAAAATTGGAGCGGATTAACGGAGCAAATAAGATTGCTGGGAATATTTCTTCAACCTTTGCTCAAGCTTTAAACTTGCCTGAAACCATTGCTCAAAATGGTATAAGTAAAACCGCTCAATCATTGTTGTTTGCTGGTACAAAAGAAGCTAAAACCGCACGCGAGAAGTCGGCCTTTTTGCGCGAACGATATATGGACACAGACACGAAATTTAGTAAATCTGGCGGACAAAAGGTGAGTGAGTTTGTCTCGAAAGCCTCGGGAATGGATTTGGTGGAGAAAGCCTTTATTAATTTGAACTGGGGAGCAAATTATTGGCGACTTAAAAGCGAAGGCTACCAAGGGCATGAACTGATTAAAATGACTGACCGTGCAACAGCTAAAGCAGTTGGTGGACGTGGAATTGGCGATATGCCAGAAATATACCGTTCAGCGGTGGGCAAAATGTTTTTGCAATTTACCTATGAAACGAATGAAACCTGGAAGAATAACGGCGAGCGGCTTAAAGGTGTGGTGAAAAACCTTAAAACAGGTGATTTTAAAAACGCCGGAAAAACCAGCCTTAAAATGGCAGAAGCCTATGTGGCAACAATGGCATTAAACGCACTTTATAAACAGATGACTGGTAATGAGCCACTACCTGAACCAATTACGCCACTTGTGAATGAAATTGCTAAAAACTTTGATAATGATGACGAAAATAACACCGACCTTGCAAAACTTGGAGCGAAGGCGGTTGAACAAGTTGGTAAAGCGAATCCGTTTGCACAAGCTGCTTTAAATTTAATTCCAAAAACGGAACGGCAAAAGATTTTTGGCAAAGATAGTGACCTTGGCCGTTATGACGGGGCAAGCGGTGTGGCTCAAACCGCCACTAACTTAATTGGCGCTGGCGTGAATGCTCTGCAAGGAAATGGCGAAGGAATTGCAAAAAACTTGCTGGGTGTAGTGCCTGGGGGAAGCCAAATTAAAAAGACGGTTGGCGGAACTGAAGCGATGTTGAACGGTGAAGTAAAAGACAATAAAGGAAATACTAAATATAGCGTGGATAACAGTAACCCGCTAAAATGGGCGCAAGCTATGGTATTTGGTAAAAACGCATTGAGCGAATCGCAGAAATATAATGAAGCCTCAACTGAGGAAAAGAAAGCAATTCGCACCACGGCGGAAATTTCGAAAAAAGGCAATTTGAACGAAGAAATTAAACAAGCCGTGGAACGCAATGCTAAAATGAGTAAAAGCGAAGAATATAAAAAGTCGGCTCAAAAGCTGGAAGATGAAATGTTAATTAAGCTTGGTAAGGGTGAAGTGAAGCTGGACGAAAACGGCTTATATCGTAATAAGAAAACGGGCAAGATTCAAGCGGAATTTTATCACAACCTTGCTAAAAGAAATCGCGAAGAAGGTAAGAATACTAAAAACCGATATAAAGAGTTTTTGAATAGTGAAAAAGGCAAAATGGTTGAATTTGAAGAAGCTAAAGCGGAATATGAAGCGAGACTGAACGCTGGCGACCTTTCGAAAAAAGAGCAAGTGGAAATGATGGATAAATTACGAAAGTTGGCGGCACAAAAGGATTATCGCAAAGAATACCGCGATGGTTACACGATGACTAATTCAAAAACGGAAATTAGCAAGCTTTACAATCTTTACGACGAAAACGGCAAAGCGGATATGCGAAATAACCTAAATGCGATTAATGACCGAATGCTGGAAGCTGGCTTGATTACACAAAAACAATATAACAGTAGATATGAAAATATTAATGGAATTGAAAAAACGAAATCTGGCGGAAAGGGGCGAAGCTCAAGTGGAGCAAAAAGTGATACTTTTAGTGTGATTGGTAGCGTGCAACCATTTAAGGTGGCTGAAGCTCCTGTAGTGAAAAGTGCAGCAAAAACTGGGCGTGGAATTGTGAAAGGCTTAAAAGTAGATTCGAGCAAAGCGAAAATTAGCACTACCGAAATGCCACGAATGCGAGTAACAATTAAAAGATAAGGAGAAAATATGAATTTAGAGGAAATTTTAGAACAAGTGCAAGTGCAACTGGGGAATGGGGCTGACCCAATTGATTGGGAAGATGATGAGATTGTTGCACAAATTCGAATGGCAAACTTGGCGATTTTGAACTGGGCGGTGGCTAATAACACCGCTTGGCGAGAATTGCAAGTTGATAAAATTTTAGGCGAAATTGAAGCTGGTGAAAATACTTGGAAAGTACCAGCCAATGTGCGAAAAATTGAAAAAGTGTATTTGGGGAATGGAGCTATTCGAGCTCAAAAACCATATAGTGTGTTACAAGCTCAAAATGCGAAAGGTGGCTTTTATTTGGAGGGGAACGCTAAAAAGGGGCGAAAATTAAAGCTAATTCAAGAAATCGCTCAAGACAACCCGATAATTGGTGAAGAGGTAGCGATTGTGGGTGTAAAAAACCCAGATTTGTTAAAAAACCCTGAAGATATACCTGAACTTGCCGACCCTACTTATATTGTGGATTATATTTGTGCGATGGTTTCAACTGATGACGATTTGAATAAATACTCAATATTTTCGACTAACTATGCTCAAAAATTGGACGCAATGATTGCTGAAAATAATCAAGACCAAGAAGATAATTATTTGAATGATTCGGACTGGATGATAGGAGAATAAGATGGTGAAAGTTGCGAAAGTTAGTGGAAATAGCCCAAGCTCGAAGAAAATAACGATTAATAACTGGCGAAAAGGTTATAATAACTTTGTTGATAATGTGCGACGAGATAACTCCTCGATTGATAAAGCTTTGAATTTGATGCTCGACCAAGACGGTGTAGTAGTCAAACGGTGGGGAACGCGAGATTATGGCGAAAAATTACCTGGTAAAGTGATTAACGGGGCGTCACGATTTGCTAGATATGATGAAGCGACAGGGCGGATTGAAGATTGGTTGATTTGTGTGGCGGACGGGTTGGTTTATGTGAGTCGAAATGCTCGCAACTGGCGACAAGCCACGGGTGACACGATGGATAAAGATCGTGAAGTGAGCTTTTTAAATATTGATGAAAAAGTGTTTATGGCAAATGGTAAAGATCCGTTGACTTTTTACGACATTAAAGATGGCGAAGTGAAAAATTATGAGAAAATTACTACACCAAATAAACCAACTGCCGCCGTACAAGGAGATTTGAAAACGGGTGAGATTTCGCAATTTTATAAAATTACAGCGGTGAACGATGTGGGCGAAACCAAAGCTAGTGAGGCGGTAGAGATTAAGGTGAATAAACACCGCAACACTTGGACGAATGAACGCGATAAAAGTGAGGCGATAAAGCTGGATTGGAATAAGGTAGAAAAAGCTAATCGCTACAATATTTATTATTCGGACGAAAGCGGGCAGGAAGTTTGGTTGGACTCGACAGTGGCCAACACCTATACTGATAATGCCAGCAAGCAGGCAAATATTGCTCAACCTGCACCAAAAGACGACACAACGGGCGGCCCAATTGTCAAAACGATTTCATATGCAGACAACCGTATTTGGGGTGTGGGCGACCCAAAGCACCCATATCGGGTATATTATGGCGGAACAGGCGTGCAAACCACCGCTTTTAGCCCGTTTTATGGTGGTGGATGGATTGATGTTAACAAAGGTGGAGCAGAATTTCCAACTTATTTAGCTGGTTATCGTGACGGTAAGGGGGAAAATTCGAATGTGTTGTTTTGTGGTGGAAACGACGAAGGTTCGCAATATCAGATTTCATTACAAAATCAACAGGTTGGATCATTGAGTTATGTTTTACCTGGGGTTGCTCGGGTTATTGGCTCGCTCGGAACGAGTTCAGCTCGAAGTGTAGTGGAAGCTAAAAATAACCTTTTTTATGCCAGCGTGAATAGTTTTAATACAACTGGTGCGAAACCTGAAATGCTCAATGTGCTTTCAACTGATGAAATTACTTTAGCGATTCGCGGTGATGTACGAGCGATTGGCTCGAAAAATGCTCGTAAAATTGCAACGGCTTATTTTGAAAATAAGCTATTTTGGGCGGTGGCGAACGGCGAAAATGAAAATAATGAAATTTGGATTTTAGATACGGAAATAAATAGCTGGATGTTGCCTTGGAAATTGCCAGCGAAGTATTTTTTGAAACACACTGATGAAGATGGGCGCGAACATTTGTTGTTTTTGCCGTCAAAAGAGACTGAGGCATTTGGCGAAAATCAATTGGTGGAGCTTTCGAAAAAGTTTAATAGCGACAATGGGCGAGAATTTGAAACACATTTTGCGACCGGCATTATTGCGATGGATTCTTCGCATATGGAGTGGGCGAAAATTAAAAAAGCTTATTTTGAACTATTGAATGCTAGCGGAAATATTGCAATTTTGATTAAGGGCGATATGAAAAATAAGGGTTTTTCGAAAATTAAAGAGTTTAAGATTTCCAGCGAAGCGGCAGTCTCAGGCTGGGACGGGCAACTCTGGGACGGCTTTTTGTGGGATTCGGCACCGACAATTTCAAAAGCGATTACGGCAGAAACCTTGAAAAAGGTGGTGAAAATTCAGAAAAAAGTAAATAATGTGAGAGTGGAGATTCGGGCGAGTTCACGAGCGGATTATGTTTTGAGTGTGATTGCGCTAGAAGCGACACCAAAGAAAGTGAGCGACCCTGGTAGATGGAAAAGGTAGAGATATTCTATATTCTGAAAAACATGGTTCAGAAGTGCGATTTTTCTTAAAATAGTTATTGACAAAACTTAACCATTATGATAGTATAAAAATATAATATATTTTTGCCAAGTTTATGTTAATCAACAAGGCGTCTGAATTTTTCAGGCGTCTTTTTATTTTGTAAAAAGGAAAGCTGATGGACGAAATCAACCAAATTAAAAAAGAATATGATGCTGCGAAAAGTGCAACCAATAAATTTAGCACACGGTGGAATGAGTTTTTAGATTTGGCATATGCAAAAATTCCAAATGTAAAAGGTTTTAAAAGTCGGGTTTCAACAGGTGACCTTTCGAATTTACTGATTGAACGCAACGCTCGGGTGGCTTCGAAAATACCAACTGGTAAGATTGTACCACTTTCGCAAGATGATGGGCGCAAGGCGACGGCGTTAAATTTGGCCTGGAATAATTACATTTTGCAACGGGCGAACTGGCAATATCCGATGAATATTAAGCTGCGAATGTGGGATTATTATAGTTTGGTTTATGGCATTTCTGTGATGTTTCATGGCTATCATATTGATTCGAATTATACTGGCCCTGACTGTCGGTTGGTGGATTTGCGGTTTGTATTTCCGCAAGCTGGTCGGTTAAGTCCGAATGATGTTGATTTTGTATTTTATGAAACTTTCCACTCGAAAAATGAATTAAAAAAGATGTTGGGTGAAAAAGGTTGGAATGCAAAAAATCTTAGAGATTTGGTTGAAGCGAAAAACGATCCAAATTTAAATGGTAACCAGACTTCGAACCTCCAAAATGAACGCGGTGAAAATGAAAATCTTTATGGCGGAATGGTTAAGTTGATTACGAAATATCAAAAAGGCAAAAATGCTGATTGGATTACGATTGATGAAAACGGTAATGAAATTCGCCGTATTAAAAACCCATTCGAAAGCGGGCGGATTCCGTTTGTCTTTAAAATGGCGTTTCCGCTAATCGATAGTTTTTGGGGCTTGGGTGATATTGAGCGCGGTGAAAGTTTGCAAAAAGCGATTAATTCAATTACTAATTTGAGCCTTGATTATTTGAAGATTTTGATTTTTCCACCAATGGCGATGAGCCAGAATATGAACCGTTCACTTTACCCAATGAAACCTGGGGCGATTTGGCGATACAATAAGCAAGCTGGTGATTTTATTGAACCTGCAAATTTGAATCAAGCACCTGCAAGTATTGTGCAACAGTTAAATCAGAGTTTTAAAGGTTCATTAATGAATCAGAACGGCACAACCGACACCACGATCGGTATGGATTCAGGATTACCTGGTTTTGGTAAAACACCTGAAGCTTTGAAGAAATTGGATGAACGGGAAAGCTCGCGTGATAATTATGACCGCCAGATGTATGAAAGTGCATGTAAAGAACTTTTTGAAGGAATGCTTGAAGAGCTTGGCACTCGCCAGAAACTACCGATTGAATTTGAACTTTTCGAAAAAGAAATTAAAGATTTGGAAGCGAAAGGTTTTGAAGGTGAAGAACTAATTAAACTCAACGATGATTACGCTAAGTTTAAGATTAAGGCTGAAGATTTAAAGGGTGGCTATAAGTTTTTGGTTGATATTGGCTCGAGCGCTGAAAATGACAGCAAGGAAGAGTTTGAACGGATTAAGGCGGTGATTGATATGGTAGAAGGAAGCTTTGGCCAGAAAGCGATTGAGGAGCTTGAAAAACGAGGTGAAACGCTGGATTATAAGTTGCTGCTTGAACAATTCTTGAAAGCGGCGAATGTGCAAAATCGTGAACAGATGATAATTCCAAAAGCACAGCCCGAAGAAGAAATGACGGAAGAAAAACCACAAAATCTGCGTGATTATTCACAAGATTTCGACCCAAGCATGATTACTGACCCAAAGTTACAAGATTTGATGAAGCAAGGAGAATATTAGATGAAAAACGATGACATTTTGAATAGTGGTGGAAGTTTTACTCCCGAAATGGAAGTAGAAACACCCACAATCTCGAAATCTGAACGCGAACAAATTGAACGCGAGCAACAAGAAATTCGCGATCTGAAAATTTTTCGCAAAAGTGAAGCTTGGCAAAATGCTAAAAAGCGATTGTTTGAAAAGTTGGAGAAAATGAAGTTTGAAATTACGGAAACTTGCGACAATAACGGCTCGCTGGAAAATATTGGTCAGAATTTTAAGATTTATCGAATTTGTGAACAGAAAGTGAAAGAACTGATTAATGAAATTGAGGTGGAAGATGAGCGAGAAAATGAGTAAAATTCCAGAATTTGAATATATCCAAAAAGGCACACAACTAATTTGCAATGCAAAAGATAGGTCGAAAAGCTTTGCGATGTTTATTAGTCCTGTTTTGGTACTTCGAAAACAAACTAAAAATGGGTTGGTTTTTGAAAATATTCAAACCAAGCAAGAGGTTAAAACAAAGTTTCCGCACCTTGGCCGAAAATGAGGTGAGCTGCTTGCTAGTGACGACCTCTTCCTGCTTTCAGGTGGTCGCTGGCAAGGAGCGTATCTCCCGTGAACGACTAACACGCTAAATGTCGAGAAAGGTTCAAATGAACGAAGAGAATCAATTGGCGGAAAACCCAAGCGGAGCTGAAACCGCTTCTACTGTATCGCCAGTAGTAGAAAATCAAACGGCGGAAGACGGATTTTTGGCTGGTTTTTCGGGTGAGACGATAGCTGACGAGCAACGGTTACCTGAGAGTGATTCCAAAGGAGATTCGGCGGAAGCGGAGAATATTAACAAAGAGGAAGAAGAACCGGAATATCATCGTCCAGATAAAAACACCAGAGCGAGTATGAGGATTCAGCAACTTTTGCGTGAAAATCGTGAATTGAGAGCGAACAGGGCGGATTATGAGGCTTTTGAAAAGTGGAAAGCGGAGCAAAACGCCCCTGAACTGAAGCTTGATGAAGATGGCAACGCCAGCGTGGAAGATATGGCGGAATATAACCGCCAACTGATTACTCAGGAAATCCAGAAGCAACAAGCTGAAAATGAACGCAAAATTGCCGAAGTGGAAAAAGCTCGCGATTTGGATAATTCAATTGCTCAAGTGCAAGCTGGAATTGCGGAACGAGTACAAAAACACGCTTTCTTGAATCCAGATTCGAAAAGCTACAATAAAAAGGCGGAGAGTTTGATTTCAAGCTTGGTATTAGACCAAGTTGGGCAGTTGCAAGCTAGCGGAGTAGAAAACTACACTGCAATGAGTGAATTAGTGTTAAACACTATTGATCAACAGATTGCAATCGTGGAAAGTGCAATGGAGCAAGCAAAGTTAAACGCTGGTGAAAGTCTGCGTGAGATGCAAAATGGTGGTGCATTAAATTCAAATTTGAACGGCTCGCCAAGTGCAGATGATGATGGTTTCTTGGCTGGGTTCTTCTCATAAAAGGAGATATAATAAATGGCTGTAAATTTATTGTCAAAATTTGGTAAGGCTCTTGACCAGAGTTTTTCGAAAGGGTCTTATACTGAAAAAGCGGTAAATAATGATTATGATTTTACCGGTGCGAAAACAATTGATGTTTTAACGATTGAACCGCAAGCTTTGCAGGATTATAGTCGTGCTGGAACTGGTGACCGCTACGGTGGAAATTCTGAACTTCAAGACACTAAAACATCTTATACACTCTCGAAAGACCGAGCTTTTAAGATTACAATTGATAAAGGGAACTACCAAGACCAAGGTGAGCTCAAAAAAGCTGGAATCGTCTTGAAAGAACAAATGAACAAGATAGTTTATCCTGAAATTGATAAACATCGTTTGTTGGTGGCTTCAAAAGCGGTAACTGCAAATAACCAAAAAGTGGTATTTAAACCAGCAGACGCTTATGACAATGTTCTTGACCTTAATGTGTTTATGGATGAGGCGGAAGTGCCGGAAAGTCAGAAATATTTGTTTGTGAAACCAAGCTTTTATAAAGCGGTGAAAAAGCAAATTGTGACTACTGCTCAAGCTCCAAGTACAAATGATTCGTTTATTAAAAAAGGCTATGTTGGTGAAATTGATGGTATTCCAGTGATTAAGGTGCCAGCCAGCTATTTGCCAGCGAACTTTGAGGCGATTATGTGGCATAAGGACGCAATGCTTGCACCTAAAAAGATTGCGGAAACACGAATTATTACTGATTCTGAGTTGGTTTCAGGTTCGGTGTTGGTTGGCCGATTCTATTATGACGCGTTTGTGCTGAACGGTAAGAAAAACGCAGTGGCTGGAATTACGAAAGCTTAAGGAGGAAAAATGGTTGAAGATAAAACATTAGTTTTTCAACATAAAGAAACTGGCAATGAAATTCATTTGGTAGATACGGCAAGCAATTCTACACAAATTGATGATTTGCGAGGTGATGAAGATTATGAAGAAGTTGGCGGACTTGCGGCGATCGAAAAAGAACAAAACGCCCAAGAAGCAGAAATTGTAGCAGAGCCTACTTCGAAAAAGTCGAAAGAATAAGTTTTGAAGTGAATTTGTGGTAAGGCAGGCTTTTTGGCCTGCTTTATTGCTGAAAGGAACAAATGGAGAAAATTGAATTTAAACGCGGTGATAGTAAAACGATGACAGTTTCACTTCCGCGAGAGATTTATGAGAATGGGGCAAAATTGCATTTTGCAGCAAAGCCTGTGGTAGATAATGACAAAACAGACCAAAACGCAAAAATTGAGGCTTTGGCGGAGTTTGTAGGCGTAACGGAAGATGGGGCTAGTTTTCGGTTTAATTTTACACCTGAAGCCACTGAAAAAGTGGAGTTCAATGAAGATGGCGAAGCGGTGGAGTTAAGTGGTGAACTTGAATATACTACACCAAGCGGTAAAGTATTGTCATTTCCGAACGGAAAAAAGTTTTTGCGAGTGTTGGTTTATCCTGATATTCGCCGAAAGGGGTTGAATGGATAATTTGCACTTCGAACAACAGCCTGAGGCGAAGATTGAGATTAAACAGGAGTCACACGAACAAAATATTAAAATTGAGGCTGGATTGATATATACCTCGGAGCAAGGCCCTAGAGGTGAAAGGGGTGAAAAAGGCGAAAAGGGAGACAGGGGTGATGATGGGGCGCAGGGTATTCCTGGGCCAAAAGGTGACCAAGGCGAACAGGGTTTGCGCGGCGAACAAGGAGCTAAGGGAGAACGAGGCGAAAAAGGCGAGCGTGGATTACCCGGAGAAAGAGGTCCACAAGGTGAAAGAGGACCTCAAGGAATTCCAGGTATACAGGGAATTCCTGGACCACAGGGTCCTCAAGGACCACCGGGACCAGCTGGGTCTTCTGGATCATCAGGGTCAGTACCAGCGGATGTTTTAACTAAATCGAATCTTAATAGTGAAGTTCGCACATTTTCTGGACTAGAAATTACCCCAGGCAATGGCTCTAGCTCAGCAAGTATTTATCTTACACACCCACAAGGTAAAAAATATGAGTTCTTTTCAGCTAGTGGTGGGGCGTTCGGTGTTTTCGATAAAATCAATAACCAAAACCTGTTCCGTATTGATAATAATAATACAACATTTTACAAGAACTTAAACATTAACAACCAGCGTGTATTTAATGTTCCCGACCCAAGCCAACCGCAAGAAGTAGCAAATAAGCGTTGGGTCGAAAGTCAAATAACATCAATACCAATGAAAGCAGATAAATCGTTTGTAGTTGCTGAGCTTGCGAAAAAGCAAAACTCAGGAGACTATGTAACTAGAAGTGAACTTACGAGTAAGATAAGAGAAGTTAGTGTTAATCCAAATAAGTTTGAGATGGGTTCGAGTACTCAAGCGGTTGAAGAGAACGGTTTTGGGATTTATCGCAGTGAAGTGGAAGGACAAAAATATATTAATTTTTTGCTAGGAAGAACCACAAGGAGGGCCTTGAAAGGAGCATTAGGCTTAGTTCAGCCGCCAGATTGGGATTCATTTGAGATTGGTTGGGGTCTTCGGATATTTGTGAAAAAAATTAACGGGATGATATTTTGGCAACTTTCAAGTACGGCGCATTCTGGAAACGGTGTAATGACCGAGAAAATCCCTGAAGAATTTCGCCCTGCAAAAGACGTAAATTTAATCTTTACAGCAATAAATAATGGTAATTTTAGCGGAGGTGGCTATTATGCATTTCGTACGAATGGTGCAATCGAGCGGCGAGGGACGAGCGGACACAATGAGTATGTCGGAAGTGGTGTTTATTTAGCACAGAGTGAATAAGGAGAAATATGGCGAGTGTTGATGATAAGTTAATAAAAACAATGGTGGTTTCACCAACAAAATTAAAGAGTTCAATTACGGTAACTTCGAAAGATATTTTAGTAGAATCGACTGTAGGTTGGAATAGTGATACGGCGGTTTTGGTGGTGATTGACCGCGTAAATTCGGCTGGTGAATTGACCCCTGAAAAAATGGAAATCGTGCTGGGTGTGATTGGTGAAAACGGTTTGAGCGAAGTGAAGCGAGGAGTTGGTGGAAAGGCTCAGCCGCACTCTGCTGGAGCGTTGGTGGAAACTTCAATAGCTGGAGCGGAGCAATGGAATCGGTTAATTAGCGTGATGCTGGATAATTTTGAACAATCTGGTAAGTTGAAAAGTGAGGCTTTGACAAAAGGATTGGTTAAGGCTGAACATTTGGCCGTTAATAAAGAAATGGGCTTGAAGCTTTTAGAAGCGGAAGCTTTGGGAATCAAAGAAGAGTTGGAGGAATTCTCGATTGGATATGGATTGAACATTAAAGTTCGGAAGGTCGGAAGAATTGTCTATTGGCAACTCACTGATGATGCGGAATGTGGTAGAGGTGAGCGTTTATCTGAAAGAATACCAGATAAGTTTATTCCAGCTTCAGAAACGATTATTCGTGCGACAGCTATAAATAATGGTGATGAGCGTGGTACAGGGGTTTATCGTTTCCGTACAGATGGCTCGATTGGCCGCTTTGGTGCAACTGGAAGGAATGCATGGTTAGGTAGCGGAAGCTATATCGCAAAGGATTAAATATGGAGCAAATAACAGTTGGTGAAATCGGGACTTTTATTGCATTTCTGGTTGGGCTAATCGGCGGAGTTTTGACACTCTTCCGGCACGCTAAAAATGGATTGAAAGAAATGCTCAAAGGAGAGTTCCAGGGCGTAAATGAAAATTTTGATTCTGTTCGTAGGGAAATTCATGAAGTTCGAGATATTGGGCGTAACAATGCCAAGAACGGCAAGCGTAACGAAATTTTATTAATGATTAATGTTCAACCTGAAAAAGTTGATGAGATCGAGCGAGCATTCGAAGAATATAAAGCGTTAGGAGGCAATGGCTATATAGATAGTTTAATTGAAGCTTGGCGTGAAGAATATGAGAAAGATTTAATTAAGGCAAGAATTAAAAGAAAGGAAAAGAATAATGAGTAAATACATTCAAAAAACAATTCCGAACCTTGATATTAGAGCAAGTCTAGGCTGGTGTTTGCAATATGCAGATGACGCGGTTAATGCACCTGTTCGTAGAGAATCGGCAGGGCTAGAATATCTAGCTCAAAGGGCGGCAGGAAATGTCCACCAAGAAGAAACCCCTCCTGTTGGTCTTTGGGTTCCGGTCTTCTTTGATATAACGAGCGGAGAATATGACCCCTACGAACACGTAGGTTGGGCGTTTAACCACGGAGACGGGCGAATTGAAATCCACGACAGCGAAGTTCATAGCGGAGCAAGGGGTGTTTACAATTCAATTGCTGAAATTTGTAGTTGGTTTGGAAATGCTGGACTTCGCTATCTTGGCTGGAGCGAGCGAATCGGTGGCGTTCAGATTGTAGAGAAAAGCGACAATGTTCGTGTAGTAAATTCAGGTGTTGGTGTAAATGTTCGATATGAGCCGACAACTCAATCTGGCGTATTCGCAAGCTATCCAGATGGCTCAGAAATTGAAATGGCTGGTTGGGTTTACGGCGAAAATGTCAATGGCGATGACCGTTGGTTTAAATCGCAGCGTTCGGGCGTCTATCTTCATTTCTCAGCTTTTGATGAAAAAGAAGGATCGCTACCAAATCTCGGAGATTTTCGAAAGGTGGAACAACCTGAAACTAAAGCAGCTATTCCAGAGAATAAAGCACCAGAATTTGTTGAGTTTGAAAAAGAGTTTGATTTTGTTGATGGGGTAATTCCAGCTCATGTATCTAATCAATTCTATGGTCGAAAAAATCTCAAAGATAGCAACGGAAAATACTTTGGTAACATTCCACAAGATTATGAAATTCAGAAAAAGTTTATTGATGAATTACAGCGAGATTCGCAACCAATTCGCGAAATTACAGTTCATAACACAGCGAATGATTCAATCGAAGCAACAACAAATGAATTTAGGCGCAAGGAAAGCTTTAAGTCTGCTCATCTTGTAGTTTCGAATGAGAAAATTATTCAAGTTGTGCCAAAAGGGAATACAGCTTTCACAAATGGTAATCACGAAAGTAATATTAAAAGCTTTACGATCGAATTTCTAGACAATGTGACTGATGAACGCTATATCGAAGTCTTAAAGAAAGTTTCTCAAGCACTTGGTGTCGACAAAATCGGAAAGCACCGCGATCATTCTTCAACGGCTTGCCCAGCGCAACTTTCGGACGAAAGATTTGATAAGATTTTAGCGAAAGTTAAGGGTGAAGATGAATCTAAGCCTGAAACGCCAAAACAGCCTGAAAACGAGCCAAAAACATCTGAAAATGAAGGTATTGCAACTCAAAATGAGGCTGAAAATAAAGTGTCGCAAAATGTTAAAAATGAAGTTAAGGTCGAACGAAGGGCTTTGACAGAAAAGGAGATTGAAATGTTGGATAAAATGCAAGAAGAAGTAGCTCAAAATATTGCAAATACGGAATATGAACCACGAATTAGCGAAAAAGCTAAAACAACAGTATATTTCATCGCTGACCTTGGAATTTTGACAAATATGCTCATTGCTACAATTTGTGTGATTCTAATTCCAAACGCAACGAAAGAGATTTTGGCGATTAGTGGTGCAATTGCGACTGCATTTGCAGGATTGAAACCAATTTTCAAACTAGGGGCTAAGAAATAGCTAGAGAATTGAGAAAATAAAAAGAACCCGTTTTGGGTTCTTTTAGTTAACAGAAGCACAATAAAACCACTCATGATGAGTGGTTTTATTCTGCGGCTTTGATCCAGCCGTCTTTGAAAGTATTTAGTTGAATATCATTCGGAAGGAACTTATAGTGTTTTTCTACTCCCTTCATTCCATCAACTAAATAACTGAAAGTGCTAAACTCTGCCGTCCGATCTCCTGAATAAATCAGTACAACCGGCTTAGTTTCATCATCTTCATGAAAAAATCCGTAGACTTTATCATAACGCATCAATAGTTCTATTTCCATAGCAACCACCTCTTTTTTTCTTTTAATTATACCAGAAAATGCGAAATAAAAGAACCCAGAACGGGTTCTTTTATTTATCCTTATTTTTATCACCCTAGCGTTTTTGCGCCAGCTTTGCTTAAACTAATTTAATTATGTCAGGATGATATTTCTAACAAAAAAGAAAACACCCCGAAGAGTGTTTTCAGCTGCTTACAGGTCGGTATAGGAAAAACTATACTTACTAACTAAAGCTCACTGTAAGGCTTATGCTACATTATTATTTTATATTATGTTTTCAAAAAAGTCAATACTTTTTTTCTATTTTCCAAACTTACCTTGTGGAAAATGTTGGCGGCTTTCTATCCTACTTTCAATTATTTTTAAGAAATGCTGTTTTCCACTCTCTATGGATTGATAGATAGTATTACTAATAACATCAGCGGCTTGTAGCCCTAAAGAACTTTTAGAATTTGCTTGATCAACTGTAATATTTCCATAAAAGCCTACCATAGTATATAGTTTAATTCTTATGTAGTCACTTAATGAATTCATTGATGCAACTTTAGTTGTTCTTTCATCGAATAATATAGATATATCTTGAGTAGGATACTTTTTGGCAATTTCTCTAGCTAATAAGCCCGAAAAAAAACTGTAATCATATCTGTTATTATATATCAATACTAGCAGAAAAACAACAAAATGGTACCTTATAGGAATTGTAAAATATACAACAAAATCCCAATGGTCTATCCATGGCACTATTTTAATAATCTTATTAACCTGTAGGTGATTGTGATTTATCGATTATCTCCGCTGCCGTGAATCTTATTGCGTTTTTGTCGGCTAGTTAATTTCTCAAGGTTAGTTATTGCAATATCTTCAAGTTTTATATTATTATAGAAGGCTAGGGCGGAAAGATACCATAAGACATCGCCAAGTTCTTTTTTAAGTTTTTCGCGATCTTCTGGCATAGTTTCAAAAACTCCGCCTTTATCTCGAATCATTTTCTTAATTATTTCTAAAACTTCACCAGTTTCACCAGCCAACCCGAGAGCTTTTTCCATATAGCCATTATAGCGAGCAGATTTGGTAGTAGCGCCATGTGCAACATCTGTTTGGACAGCTTGATTTTGGTATTCATTAAAATTCATTATCACTCCTTATTTTATCTCAAATTCTTTACCTTTATAATAACATTTACCGTCGATAAAATCTATATCGTTCCGCCAAAAATCATTTGAGTAAGTTCGGCAGATTTTGATTTTTTGAAGTGTATCAGCGCTGTGTTGTGGCGGTTCATTTTGAATGCACCATATCATTATAAGAATGAACCAACCTATCCCAAATAGAACCAATAAGATTAAAGACACTTTTGCCCATTCTATATCTTTAAACATATTCTTCATACTTTCTCTCATCTTCTAATTCTTTTTTATAGCATTCTTCGCATACTGGATAACCGAAGCCATCTTTATTATGGATTGCTTTACTACAATAACATTCTCCGTATCGAAATTCTTTCTTACAATCTGCACAATTTATTATTTTCTCCATATCATAACAGATTAAGGGGCAATTATCTGGTAATTCATAATCTTCGTATTCTTGCTTTTCAAAATTCCATTTTTCTGCTTTATTCATAAAACTTCCTTAGTTATATTCGGTTTATAACAAGTAATTCCGTGTTTCTTATACATTTCATTTACTTGGTCATCATCATCAAATGCGAAGAGAATATTTTCAAAACCAATATGTTTTTTAATTAAGCTTTCCTTAACTTCGTGAGCAGGACGATAATCATTTTCAGGTCGCATATAAAGATTCTGAACAACACTTGGTCTTTCAAGTATATTGTTATAGAGCCAATTAGATGTAATATTTCTACAAATTTCATTTCTACCAGTTATAAAGACAACTTCGCCATAAAATTCTGTTAGTCGAGGATTATCTCTCATAACTTCAAATCTGTTCAATGCGTCTATAATATTCATACCAGCTTTGATAGGTTTGTCTTTCCATAGTTCTTCTTTGGAATAAAACTTGTCATAATCCTTATCTTCACCTTGAATATATTTCAAACGGTGCGAGCAATCTGCTAAAACACCATCGATGTCAAAAACTATGTATTTCATTTTCACTCCTCATTTATATCTTCTACAATTTTTCTAAAAAGATATAAGCTTATACAAGATATTATCAACCAAAAGATTGAGAGAATAAACTCAGATCGAAAGAGAAAGGCAAGCGAAAGGAAGATTGATAATAACATACCTATATATGAAGCCATTAAAAGTTTTATTTTCATTATTGTTCTTCCAAAAATTTAATCGCTTTTTCTTTGGTATTAAACCTTTTCGTCTTTTTGTTGCCTTTCGATTTCATCACAATGAAAGCCATATACATAAAACATAAATCAAGTAATACATTACCGCTTAGCAGATAATGATTAAATAACAACATTGAGGCAATCGTTAGAAATGAAAAGATGTCTGCTAATATTGATTGTATAAGTGTTTCGTGAACTATTATAAAATTGTTTTTCATATTTTATCTCCTTTAATATTATTGAGGTAGGGCAGAAACATTTGAATATTGCTTATGATCGTGTTAAAGGTGCTTGTTTCTGCTTAATCCCTCAAATCTGAACATAACTTTGCGTGTTGAGACAAACCACGCTCAAAACTATTATCATAACTACCACATTACTATTTATAATTTTAGTTATATTCAGGTTCGAGGGGCGAAATTGCTTTCGCCACTACTATGAATTTATGACATATTATATTTTATAAGCAACCGTTTTTCGAACGGATAAAATTAGGTTTTGCGACGCCCAGTTTAACGCCATATGACAGGGCGTTATTCCAGCCCTACAAGGGACGATTAAATAATTTTAATCCTCCCATGCTATAAATATTTTTGAGACACTCAGGGCTTTCGCCCCTTGTAAGGTTGGAATCGAATTGTTAAGGTTAATATAATTGGAAATGTTCCCTAATCTCTTCTTCAACTTGTTTTTCAATTGTCTTATAGAATTCTGTAGCTTCAGGTTTGTCTGTTGGCCTATAACCAATCATCATAAAGGCTTCTTCTTCTAAATCTCCCTCATCATATTCTCGAACTAATTTGATTAAGCCTTTTTCTCGAAGACTTTTCAAGGCTTTCAATATTTTATAGTTTGAAAGATTACATCTACCTTTTATGTGTCTCCTTGGAACAGGATCACCTTTGTTTATCACAAAGTCACAATATAATTCACAAAAAGCTTCTAGAACTTGTTGCTCTAAATCTGTTAGCTGTAATTCATTATTGTTCATAAGTCAGATAAGTTTTCCATTCCTCTGAGTGTTTTTCGAAACTTTCTTCGATGTCTTCATTAGTCTTGAAATATATCTCTACATATTTATTTATATATTCATAGTCCCAATAGACTTCTTTCCGTTGAAAATTCCAGCTTCCAAAGAATTTTTTTTCTCCCTCATTATTCCAATTCGGCTTGAATCCTTTAGTATCTTGCTTGATAATAGCTTTTGCTTTGAGATATGCAATAAACTTATCGATTTCTTCTTTGGTTTTAAATAGTAATCCTAAATCTTTTATATTTTTAACTTCCAAAGCACTCCAGCCAGAATAGTAATCAGTATTTATTTCTTTAAATTTTGATTTATAAATATCTATAGTGAAAAATATTTTAGGCTCTTTAATTTCTTCAAACCACTCGTCAAAATTATCAATAAAGCCCTCAACAATACCTTCATATAATTCAATAGAACGCGGATTACTTCTATCCTTACAGAGTTTGAAATATCCGTATTCTTGGCTGCGTTCAAGGGAAAGAATAGCACCAGCTTTTGCGAAGGGTAGATCTTTAAGTAATTTATATTTTTTCATTTATTCCTCCTCGTCTACTTCAATATCAAATTTATCGGCGATTTCTTGGACTACTTCGATTAAATTTTGGGTTAGTCGTCTGAAATATTCGATTGTCAAACCTTCTTTGTTGAGAAATTCCTCTAATTCTTCGGGTGTCATATCTGCTAAGTCGACTGATTGGTATTTTCCGTCTCGTTTTATTCGTGCGTAGATTCCTGAAAGGTTTCGTTCTTGTGGTTTCATTTCTTCGCTCCTTATTTTTCATCAAATTTATAAATCACAGTGTTGCCGTGAGTAAATGTTATCTTGCAACGCTCTTTCTTATCTCTATGCATAGCTCGATGTCTATTGATTCCAAGATAGTGGAAGTATTTTTCGCAAGTATGACAATAACAATTCTTTTCTAGCTTATACTGCTTCTTGTTCATAAATTAAATATCCTCCTATAATTTTCTTGACTTCGCTTTTAATATCTACATAAGCGATAGAACCACCACTTATCAACTTCGTGTAAGGGTAGTCGTGGCACGCAATGTTCCAAATTCTACTATCGGCTGAAATAATATGTGTGCCAGCAGATAATTCATAAATTTTCATTTCATTCCTTTAATAATTATAATTATCACCAGTATCATCGAAATCTTGCCAAAACATATCAATATCACGCTTTGCATCTTCGACATTGCTATATTTACCTAATTTCACATACATATAATCTGATAAACCAATATCTGAATAAGCAAAGTAATTTCCGAGTTTTGAAACTTTAATATCAAAGTTTTTATAGTTAGTTATTATCTTCATATTTCTCCTTATTCAACATAGTATCTGTCTATTTCATCGAATATGTTTTCTAATCTAAAAGCACAGGAAGAGTAGTGTATTGGTCGCCCTTCAAAATATACCAGCCAAGAAAAGTAATGTTGTGATTTTCTTTTCTTTGATTTAATAACTCTTGCTGCGGAAGCTTCTTTTTCTTTGAAATTTACTTTAACCGTAGAAATATCATAATATTCATATTCTGGTGGCATTTCCACTCTAATTAGAATGTCTCTATAATAAAGTTCGCCATTTTTATGCTTGATGTGTTTTCGATATTTTGAAAAGTTTTTAATCAT